GAAGAATCCGACGATTCGGGCGGCAACTGGTTCAAGGTCTACGACTTCCCGAGGATTACCGGCACGGGAATCTACCGCTCACCGCTGATTAGGATTGTCGGCAACCGGGTGCGCTATGTGCAGACCGTGGGCGGCACCACGCCATCGTTCACCAGGGCAATCAACCGTCTGCAGAACAGCAACAGCTCCGAAGCCGTGCGCCAGCTGATTGACCGCTCGATCGTGCTCACCACGCTCAACAGCACAACGCCAAGCCTGGACACCAGGGACGCAGGCAACCGCGCCCAGCTAGTGGTCAACGTCGGCGCAATCACGACCACGGCACCAGCGCTGCAGATGGAGGGCTCCGACGACAACGGCGTCAGCTGGTACGCAATCGGCACTCCGCTCACCGCTGTGGCCAGCTCCACGGTGCAGCTGACAGTGGTGGACATCAACGCAGCACTGATGCGCGTCAGGGTGAGCGCCGCCGGCTCAGGCGTGACGAGCGGTTACGTGATGATCAAGGCACACGACTGATGAGCGCTGGTACGCCTTGCTTCAGCGACGTTGGAAGCGGCGCGGGCTAGGCTGCCTATGCGACACCTCCTCTTATGGCCGCCCCTACTCCTGAGCAAGTAACCGGCATCGTGGCTTCCTTGCTGGCCGGCTCCGAAATCCTCAGCCTCCTGCCTGGCGTCAAGGCCAACGGCTGGGTTCAGCTGATCCTCGCCGCACTGCGCGGCATCGCATCCCGCAAGCGCTAAGCCAATGGGCGAGCCATCGCACGGCGAGATCCTTCGCGCCATCGGCGTACTGGAAGGCCAGCTCAAGCAGCTGCTTGATGCCGCCACAAGTGACAAGACCGAGCGCGGCAGCCTGGGCGCTCGTGTTGGCAAGCTTGAAAACAGAATGGCGCAGGTAGTTATCTTGGCCTTCGTTGCCGCCATGCTCAGTCCTGTCATTTGGTCTGAGATCAAAAGCGCCTTTGCTTATCGGCAGTCGCTTCCCCAACACATGCAACGCCCATGACTTCCGGCCCGTTGCGCCTAATTGATCTGTTCAAATTTTATCGCGGCCTTCCCCACCAAATGGCCGCCGTAAGTGAGCTGGAAGCAGCAATCAACAAACGCGCTCCCCACCTCCTAAGCCGAGATCAGAACTGGTTCAAGACCTGGAGTGTCCCAGGCAAGCAGACCGACCTGGCCGATGCAATTTCCTTGATTAAGGAATTTGAAGGCTGTCATCTTAGCGCCTATCCCGATCCGCTAAGCGGCGGCGACCCTTGGACGATCGGTTACGGCACAACACGCTACGGTACTGGCGACCACGTAAAACGCGGTGATAAGATCAACGTAATTGAAGCCGATATACTGCTCCGCTTGGAGGTGGACCGCACTGCCGAACGCCTCCGCACCACTATCCCGACCTGGAGCACGCTGAACGATTCACAGCGCTGCGCACTTGTAAGTTTCGCTTACAACTTAGGTGCCGACTTTTACGGTAAGCCTGGGTTCGACACCATCAGCGCAGCGCTGCGCGACAAGGACTTCGCTGCCGTACCAGCGGCACTGCTGCTTTACCGCAACCCTGGTACGAATGTCGAAGCCGGCCTACTGCGCCGCCGTAAGGCCGAAGGGGCACTGTGGCAAAAAGGAAGCCCACAACTGCAACAGCAGGGCATTTTGTTGCGCGTTCCTTATGAGGCGCAGAACGACAACCGCTCAGGCACCGGCTACCGCGAATGCTTCAGCAGTAGCGCTGCCATGGTAAGTCGGTTCTACGGCAAGGTAAGCGGCGACGATGCCTACAATAAGCTTCGCGCTAGATATGGTGATACTACCGATGCACAGGCGCAGATAAAAGCGCTGCAATCCTTAGGGCTTATGGCGCGGCTGCGCACGAACTGTAATCCCGCTGTAATTGACACCGAATTAGAGGCAGGACGCCCCGTGATGGTCGGTTGGCTGCATAAGGGGCCTGTCGGTGCGCCTACCGGCGGTGGCCACTGGTCCGTAATCATCGGAGCAACCAGCGGCGCCTACATCCACAATGATCCGAACGGCGAGGCCGACATGGTGAACGGCGGCTACGTCAACCACAGCAAAGGTGCAGGCATTGCCTACAGCCGCAAGAACTGGCTGCGCCGCTGGGAAGTGGATGGCCCTGGCACTGGCTGGGCAATGCTTGTAAGCCACGCCCCTTAGGCTAAGTACACATGGAGCCCAATCTTGTGAACATCACATCTATACGCAAGACACCGGAGCTTCTAGAGCTGCGCATCCCCTACACAACCTTTACCGAAACAGCGACATTCCTGCTACTTAGTGACATCCACTTAGACAACCCGAAGTGTGACCGCAAACTGCTGGCCAAGCACCTTGATGAGTGCCGCGCCCAGAACGGCCACGTCCTTATGTTCGGAGACGTGCTCTGCCTGATGCAAGGCAAGAAGGACCGCAGAGCAAGCAAGGGCGACATTCGCCCCGAGCATTTAGGCGGCAACTATTTCGACCTTGTATTTAGTGAGGCGGCAGAGTTCTTCAAGCCATGGCAAGACATTATTTTGATGGCAGGCGACGGCAATCATGAAACAGCAGTTAGCAGCAACCAGGAAATCGACCCACTGGAGAATGTTGTGCGGCTGATGCGCAACAACGGCAGCAACATTGAGCACATGGGCTATCAGGGTTGGCTTAGGTTCAGCTTTACGCAAGACGGCAATAGCAGGACCAGGCGCTGCATGTTGTTCTTCCATCATGGCGCATGGGGTGGCATTGTTACGAAGGGCACCATGGGCGGTGGACGCTATGCCTCGATCGCTCCAGACGCCGACATCCTCGTAAACGGCCACAACCACGAGCGCAGCGTCGTCGCCCACTCCTGCTATCGCGTCGATCAGAACGGCCGCGCCTGGGTGGAGCAGCGCTGGCACGTCCAGTGCGGCACCTACAAGCAGGAGTTCGGAGGAACCGGCGGATGGGCGGTGGAACGCATCGTCATGCCGAAGTCACTCGGCGGAATCTGGCTTACACTGCGTCCACGCCATCGCGGGGGCGTTGAAATTACCTGCACCCCCACCGTATGAGGCAGTACGTCCTAGAGATCGAGTACACAATCGTCGTCGAAAGCGAAGACGACGACCCCGAAACCGTAAGTGACGATTTCGCCTCCCGTCTCACAGAGTTAGCTCCATCGAACGACCATATCTTAGGTCTTTCGGTCAACGTCCTACCCATCCCGGAGTTGCGTGGATCATCAGATTGATGGCACATCTCTCGTCCCCAAGCGCTCCGCTAAGCAACGGTTTAGGCAGCAAATCTTTGAGGCATGGCACCATTGCTGCGCCTATTGTGACGCCGCCGCCGATACCTTAGATCACGTCAAACCACGTCATAAAGGTGGCAACACCGTTGTAAGCAACCTTGTACCCGCTTGCCGTACCTGTAACCGCAGCAAGGGCAGCGAGAACTGGCACGACTGGTTTACCGCTCAATCGACTTGGACCGTAGCACGCGCAGCAAGGATTCAGGATTGGTTGGACGATTAAGCGGGCGCCGCTAAACCGCGATGTAGACGAGACAAACTTATTGCCTTAGCATAAGAGCTAAGCCTTCGTGTTCACAGTGTTTCTATGGCCAGTGAAGATGCTGCCGTGCCTTCAATGCACTGGCTTGTACCACAGCTCGATCTGCAAACACAACTGCGCTTGGAGCTGGACCGCCGTACCGCCGCCAAGCTAAGCCGCGACGAACTCTCAGTCCTAATAGACAAGCTAATCGTTGACTGGTATCACCGTAGTGCGCTTATTGACAACCTCTTGGGGCGCATACGCAGCATGGAGGTCGAAATGGCCCTGTTAATGGCAGAACCCGGCCCTGCTGCCCCAACCGAAGAACACTACGAGTGGGCCGCCGAACTTCTACGCGACCTGGGCCGCTAAGCGGCGCGGCTTAGCGCTACTTATCGAGCCAAAACGCCACACAATCCTTAGCGTGCTTACCGCCGCTGCGCTTGCCCTCGGGGAATCCCAGGCCGCACGATCCCTCGACGAACTGCCAGTGGATGCACTGCTGGCAGCGCGTCTTTCCGTTCGTCGCTACCAGGGCATCGGCGTAGAGCTGCTCGGCCTCCATAAGCGCCGTTTCCAGTTCCGTACCACGCAACGGCAGCTCCAGCACGCCCTGCTTCGTCCGCAGCCGCAGCATCCACCCCTCAGCCTGGGGGATCAGCACCATCCTGCCCGAGTGGTATCTGAGAGACGGCATGAAGCAGCTGCTCTAATGTTCCATCGTTCTCAATATAACGCGCAAAATGGGGCCAATCATCTAGGCTTCCCTCCGAGGCGTGCGTGTGCGTATTAACCATCCCTTTACGAGTAATCTTCCACATTTCACCCCCTAAGCTGCGGATTAGCTCTGCTTCATTTTCAAACCTTACGTCATCCACAACAACGTACTCGTACCGCTTAATGCGTGCTTGCCATACACGCAGCCACACATCAGGCGCAACGCAAGTTCTTCCCCACTCCGTACCCAAGGTCTGCAGCAGGTGGCGCGTACTAACACCTAAGTCGGCGAGCACAATCTCCTTATCGACGTAAAGCCGCTGCGCAGCTTGTTCTGGCGTATAGCCAATACTTACAAGCAGCGGGAACACCATTTCCTTCAACGGTTCTGCGAAGGGCACCCGCACAAACATGCTGCGTTCCAGCGCATGACTAACCACCGTCTTACCGCTACGAGGCGCAGGAGAATAAAGTCCAATAAGCTTAGTCATACAAGTCTCGCGGAGGTCAAACGCAGACGCATTTTAAGGTGTGCAGCCTCGATGCGCTGCCTAATGCGTTCTCTCGACACATTATCCTCAGCTGCGATACTCGACAGCGACATCGGTTCGTCGCCATTAAGCCCATATCTGCGCTGGATCGTAAGCAGTTCGCCTTCAGTTAGGCAAGCGAGGGCGATCTGGAACATCGCCTGTTTTTCATCCTTCTCCATGCAATCCTTCTGCCTATCCAGCGAATCGGTGTCAGGGATAAGCTCCAGGATCGGACTACCCGTCTCGCTCACCAAGGCGTCTAGGCTGCGGTGCCAAGCGTTCCGGGCCAGCAGCGTCTGCATGTGTGCAACCTCAATGTCTGCCTCTGCCGCCATCTGCGCAACAGACGGCATCTTGCCGTGCTCCTGCAGATGCGCTTTCTGGAAGCGCACCACCTTATACACCTTGTCAAGTCCGTGCTGCGGCACACGGATAAGCCGCTCCTTAGCGTCAATTCCCCGCGTAATTGCCTGCCTTACCCACCAGTAAGCGTAAGTGGAGAACTTATAGCCCTTACTGCTGTCGAATAGTTCGACTGCGCGTGTAAGTCCGAATGCACCTTCCTGCACTAAGTCCATAAGTTCCATGCCGCTGCCATTCAGCCGCCGCGTGTACTGCTTAGCAACACTGACAACCAACCTAAGATTGCAGTTAATCAGCTTGCGCTTAGCCCGTTCAGCAACCTTAAGTGTGCGCTTCTCCTGAGCACTAAGTTCCTGCTTATCGGCTAGGGCAGTGCCGCACTCGATTTGACGCGCTAGTTGAATCTCCTGTTCCGCGGTAAGCAGCGGATACCTAGCGATTTCGTTTAAGTAATCCTTAACAGAGTCGGTCATAAGCTTGATGGGGATTTGCGTAGGTTACCAAGCAACGCGGCTAAGCGCTGCAGCTTACTCTTGGCCTGGTTCAAGGAGCTTTACAGTTCGTCGCCTTCCAGCCTTTTCGATCCACCGGAAAGCATCGCTGGGTAGAAGCAGCTCAGGCGCCTGGAGCGTGTACCAGCGGTGCTCACACGCTTGGCAATGCCTCCTTCTTACGATCTGATCACCATCGGCATACGCCGTCATGACAACGCTATTGCGCTGGCACGCACATCCTGGGCATCGCATAAGCGCTAAATTACCGTCTTAGTGTTGGATTGGGGGTCTGATTCGTCCAGACCATGGGCCAGCGGGTCGAACGAGCCTTCGACATTAGCATCCCCAACAGGCGCTGGAACGTCCCCCTTCCTCTTAGCATCCATGTCCGCCAAGCTGCTAAGCCATGAGTCCAACGACTCGCGCATAGGTAGCCCCTTCCCAACACTTAGGAAGCGGCGCAACTCTTTCACGTCGCGCACGAACACCGAAGTGCCGCTGGAGTAGGCGATAAAGTAGCGCCCATTGTAATCGCGCCCAGTCTCGATAGATTGGTGCAAACTTAGGCGTAGGGTGTCGCGCCTCACTGCTTACCCTCCACCCCAGGCACCGGCAGCGCCCAGTGGGGGAGCCAGTGGGTGTCCCCTTCCAGGGTTTCCGAGTCAAAAGTCCAGCACGGACGGATCGTGTTAGGCCCACAGGCTGGAGGTGAAAACCACCAACACCTCCCCTTTTCATCGCAATCCTCCGGCCCCGGCAGGCGCTCGCTCACCGGCACCGGCTCGATGGCGGGGCGGCCCCAGCGGGCGAGGACGGCGCGGAGGCCATCAAGATGAGCGCCATAAAACTCCTTCCGCTCCCAGGCTGGTTGATAAGCACCCTGGTAGACACGCTCTAGCTCCTCATCGCTCGGCCCCTCCCCCACCGGCTCAGCCGCCAGGGCGGCGCGGGCGCGATAAACCAAGGCGTCTTTGTTGGATGGTGCCGTCATGTATCTGTTGATGCACCACTCGTAGGCTTCAATCAGCTCAGCGCACAGCGCACGAAAGTCAGTCATTAGTCTGTTCCAGTGGATAAAGTTCATCAGCAGCTTCACGAAAACACTCAGCAAGCTGCTTACGTTCTTCCTCGTCAAGAAGTCCTAGATCAACGTGGACG